CACTTAGCTATTTGGTTTTGTGTAAAGAGTTTTTTCATTTTAGTTCCTTCCGATTCTCTTTATACTACTAATATAATATATTTCGGATGAAATGTAAACCCTTAAAATGCATTTTATGTAAAAAAAAGAGGTCACCTAAGTGACCCCTAATATTATTTTAGATCATCGTGTTGATCTTGTATAACATATTCAATTGTTTTCCCCTGTATTCGCCTATCTTTTTCAACAGATTTAATCTTACTGTCTCTATTAATTGATAGTTTTTTATTGCGATCTTTCTTTTTATTCTTAGGGTCAAACCTACTAAATTTGGCCATTTTAGTCCTCTAATAGTTTTCCAAATGTTGCTGAACCTGCTACACCGTCGGCTGTTAAACCGTTAGCTGCTTGCCACTCTTTTAATGCTCTTTCAGTCCCTGGACCGAATACACCATCGGCTCCGATACCAAGCGCTTCTTGCATGATCTTAACACCTTCTCCACGAGAACCCTTACGCAATACACCAATATCATCAATGATTTCTTCAATATCATCGTCGTCATCGTCAGCTACCATTTCAGCAGACATGCCCAAAACTTCCATGGCATTTGTATATCGTTCTTGTCTGTCTTCAAGCCCGATTTTACCACCATTAATTTTCTTAGTCATTTTAACCACATTATCAGTATCGGCAATATCGTTTAGATTATTAGCATCCCAGAACCAACATGCTGACTCAACAGCACCCTTTTCTGTTGCTACATATTCAGCTGCTTCTTCTGCAGTCATATCTACAGATTTACCAAATCGTGTATAGTTTTCACGACCAGTAAGCTGCTTTAGCCCACGACCTCTAAATAGCCAACCATCACCATCTTCTGTATTTCCCATCTTATATTTACGGAACTCGTCCATATAAACATAATTAGCAATCATCTCTGGTTGACGATGATATTCATCTGCATCTCTCTTAGGCGCATCACCAAAGTAACGACCAAAGACAGCACGTAATGCTTTTGCAGAATAGTTTAAGTTTTCTTCAAGTCGTTTAAAGTTACCACTTTCATGAGCACATTGACTCAAGAAATGGGCAACTCTCCGCTCTGTAGTAATACCATACCTCGGTAAAATATCACACAAAGCTTCATACCAATCTCCTACTTTATTATTACCTGGAATAATTTTAGCAAGATGGTCTTCAGTGAAGTCAAAATCAAATGACATTTTCTCCATAGCCTCCTATAGTGTTTTCTATTTCTGTTGCAAAATTTTCGTAAGTTCCAATCACTTTATCATACCAAATTATTTGTGGCACAGTTTTTGCTCCTGGGAATTTTTCTACAAATTCTTCAAGATATTCAATTTGTGACACGTTCTTATATTCATATTCTAATTGATAATCAATACAGAGTTGCTTTGCTTTTTCACAAAATGAGCAATTACTTTTACCGTATATGATTACCATAGTTTTTATTCCTCTTTCCATATTGTCCAAGCTCCATATGCAATTGCCAAGCCAGCAGCAATCTTTGCAAGAGGAGCCAAGAATAAGACAAGAAGACCTAGACCGACAAGAGCAATACCATCCCAGCTCGTTCTTTCAGATAATCTGTTTTTAATCCAGTTTGTCATTTTTCTGTTTCTCCATTAATTTTTTCCATTCGATTTCAAATTCTTCATCATAATCATAAAGAGGCGCACCATCGGCTCCATCACGAAATAATCTTCTAAAGTATCCATCCGCCGAGGCAAGAACAGTGGACTCGGTTGATCTAAGATGACCTTTTACCATATAGAACATTCGCCAAGCTTCTTTATTTTTTTCATCGGGCATAATTTATCCAATATTCATCATCTCTTTAGTCATTATATAATCTCTAACAAGGTCTGATCTTACAATGTCTTCCCAACCAAAATTAACAACTCTAAAGAATCTCATCTGCTCTACAATACTTATAAACTTTATAATCCCATCTTTATCATCATTATATTTAAAATCAGACTGTAGATAATCACCACAAAAGATAATTTTACAATCATTGCCAACACGTGTAATTACAGAATCAAGTTCATGAAAGTTTAAGTTTTGCATTTCATCTACTACTATGATAGTCTGATCAAATGTAGCACCACGAATATATGAAGTTGTTTCAAATGTTAATTTATTTGCAGTAGTTAATTTACCATAAGCACCTTTATAGCCAAATATTTCATCACAGATACTTTTATATGGTACTTTATACGGATCTTCTTTTTCTTCCTTTGTTCCAGGTAGATGACCAGCATCACGAGTAGGAACCATTGACCTCATAATCATAATGCGTCTATATAAATCTGGTTTATCTAACATCTCCCTAAAAGCATTATATAATGCAATAAATGTTTTACCAGTACCTGCACTACCAGTTAGTATTAAGTTATACCCTTTATCCCAAGACTCAAATGCTTTCTTTTGATTATCAGTGATAGGTTCAATTTTTTCAAGTTCATCAAGTGAAACAGTTAACGAATTATTCTTTTTCATTTTCTAATAGTATTACCTTTAGATGATCCTTTTTTTACCCTACTTAAAACATCTTTAAATCCGTCAGGTACTTTACTATGTAAATTACCAATGCCAGATACTATTTTAGGAGCTGTTATAACTTGAGTAAGATTTTTATCATCTTCTAACATTTTCTGTAGATCAGACCATTGACAAAATACTTCAAATTGTTCTTCTGTTTCTTTATTTTTTAGAACGTAAGTTGGCATAATTTTTCCACCATTCCCAATTTTCTTCAACATTATATCTATACATTAAACACCACCTCTTTGACATATCTGACCAGCGATGCACTTGTTGATTACCTTTTGGTGATTCCATTAGTCTTAGTTTCATACCTTTACCCCAAGATATTTCTTCAATACATTTTAAATTATGCTGCAACATTATATTTAAACCATTCTGGAATATCACGTTTTGACCAAACCATTTTAAATCTGTCTTGCTTTGTTTGATAATATTCTTGATATGAACGAACTGGTTCATCTTTATGTATACACTGTGGTTCATGTTGCATAGCTAAAGCAAAAGGAGTAAGCCCTTTATGATAATTTAAGTTTTTAGGTGGAATTGATAAGATTTCTTCAAGCTTAGTTTGAGTGCTATGTGTTTTATTATAGCGATACTGATATTCAATACATAGTGCATGAAAATGGTCATAATGCCAGGCATAGTTTGCTATTGACTGCATGGTCCACACTGTGCACGGATGGCCATGATGAACAGCTTTATATAAAGTATTTTCCATGTGTGTATCTGGATGGACCCAGTAGTTTATCATTCTCTTACCAGATTTTGATGGACGTTTCTCTACATAACCATCCAACATTCTATGAGCAGTGGATAGCATTTGAGCAGATTCAACTATCATTTTAACAACATGTTTATCACATTGTAGTTGAGCTGATTTGATAGGATCACTATCAAGTACAAAAATATTCATTGGTAACTCCAAATAAGATTATATGACTATAATACTATATTTTGAATGATTTGTAAACAACTAAGTTTACAAATTTAAATTAGGCAGCCACCTCCATGACCGACGATATGTGATTGTCTAAAAACTTTTTCTTTGCTTCTATTTTTTTCACGAGTTCTGTCTCCCCTTCTTCGAGTAACATTCCAGCAAATGTATCTAGTGCTTCGGAATCTTTAAGCAATCTCTGTAATTGATGTTCAGACATTATTATCTCCTTTAGAAAAGTAAAAGCTGGCCAACCCTTAAAAGGGAGACCAGCCACAAAGTTTTTAGATTTATTTAAATTCATTATCAACCTTTTTGTATTAAACCTGGATAAGCCTCCTGTACTACTGCTTTTGATATACCTTTTATAGATTTTTTACTAACCATGTTTATTACAATCTCTGCATCTAATGGGTGAATTGATTCTAGTAATCTGATGTAAATATTTTCACGTTTAGCTTTAAGCACCTTCCTAGAATCTGGTGAATCAACAAGATACCTGAACTGAGTATTTTGTCTAATAAGATTGGATGGTGTGCTTTCTTCTTTATTAGGAGTATATGGTGGTGTTCCTTCAGGAACCAACCATTGAACGGCATCATCATATGTACCTCTAAGAATATCTTTTAAAGCCCAAGATTCATTCTGTTTTAAACATTCAACTTTTTCAGCCTTGGATCTTTTCTTTCCGGCTTCCACAATTACTTCATGAATTAATTTTGCCATTCTAAATAAACTCCTGTACATTCTCTAGCAATAATTTACATCTTTTTTGAACAAGAAAGGGAAAAACTTTACCTTTGTTTTTATACTGATCTTGCTCCACAAAAGTATTTATAATCTCTTGTTTTATACTTTCAGGACATTCTGAACTTTCTGTTAAATCAATCATTTTTTTATTGCGTAAATAATTTCTATAAACATCTTCACCTAATGCTTTAGGGTCTTCAAGTAAAGCTTCTTTCTTTTTCTTTGATAGAACATTTTGTCGGCGACCTTCAACTAAACATTTATCGTCAGATAATACATTAGGTACTCCATCACCACCATCACCTTTTAAGATGTGTTCTGCAAGAAACAATCTAGGATTAGGCTCATCTACAAATTTCT